TTAGGCCGTCTGATTATCCCAATAAACCTCATACATCGCGCCCAACATCCACGTAACCACCCCAGTCAAATCGCCGCTAGCTTCTACAGCAGCGAAGCGGGGTGGTTGACAGCCCATAAAATCCTCATCCACTCGGTATAGCCATAGCCGCAATCGAACTATGGACTGCCAGGCGATTCGCCACCTCCACCACACAATCCGCTACAAGATCCGCAGCATGGTCTGCCACATTGATTGGCTGTCCTCCATCGGTCTGTAAGGTCTTCGTTGTTACATACACGCTAGTCATTTCGTCACCAGCAGCATCGGTCTGTACGGTTCCCTGATCGTCGATGACGGCAATCGTACACTTGAGCACTGCGGCCGCCTGAGCGTCGCTGCTAGTGGGTTCTCTGGTCTGTGTAACCGTTGCGCGCACAATCGTTCCAGCACTGTGGCCATCGTCAATCGTGTAGGCGAACTGCCAGGCCTCTAAATTGGGTACGGTTATGGGTGAAAAACTGGGCATTGCCTCTCCTATCAATCAGATTTGTAAACCCCGTTATGGGTAATCACTCGATGCTGTGGGTCCAACCCCGCAGCGTAACTCTTGCCGCCGACAGACAGCTTGTGAACAGTACGCAACCCTGCACACTCCACCCGCTCGACAACCTCCCAGGTCATGGGCTGTTCCTCGTGCAAAACTCCCAACTCAACACCCTGGCAGTCCTGAGCCCAATACACGCGACCGGCTCTGTCGGTGACCGGGGTTTCTCTACTGCAAATAACCTGCGCCCCACTTTCCATGGTGAGCAGTACGCAAAGAACGCTCGGTTCCTCTTCTACACGAACAACTTTCGCTTGGTGAGTGTCGGCATCTCCGGTTTCCCAACAGTCCACCAGGTCCCCAGGCTCGCAGTCATCAACCAGTAAGCCTTCACGCAGCCACGACCCCTCAGCCACGCACCATGGGTCAATCGGTACAGTTGACCCACCACCATTGTCAGGGGTTGTGATTGTCCCTACGGCGCGCCGCCCAAGACCAGCGGCCAATTTCCACACTAATGTGGTTGCGTAGTAAGTGACCGCTCCGCCGAGATAGTTTGGATCGTCGACATAAATGTAATAAGTGGTAGAAAAATTCAGCCCCGCTATAGAGCCGCTGTTATAACCAACAGTGAAACCTGCGTACTGAACAGAATGGGCAGAGATTGAAATTTTCGCCGTAGATCCGTCATCTGATGCTAATAGCACGGAACTGCTAGTCGGCAAGCTCGCAATAGAGCCTACATTTTGCTGTAGGCTGCGCTGGTCAACTATCTTGCCGGATTCATTCAGGCCGCTCATGTACTGAGCAAATCCAATCAGTGGTCTCGGATTCTGATAAATTCCACCACTCTCAATATTTTCAGAATCACTAAGGTGCAACTCTCCTATGACCACATGATCATCGCTAGGAGTAAAGCTAACGTGCTTGGAGCTGCCGCTATAATAGTGATATTTATACTCACCGCGCTCAATGCTGACACACATAGCCCCGTAGATGCTGCTCCAATAGCCAGTACTCGCACGCACAACAATGTAAAGTAGGCCTGTATACCCAGGGTTTAGGTGAATATTGGGAACAACCAGCATCTTCCCATTCCATTGAAACCAGCCGGGCAATTCTGAATTTGGGTTTCCATTTGCATCAAACCCGCAAAGCATGGCCTCCCCAGGGGTTTCGTTATCCTCCAAGTTTGTCCCGCTATTGATCTTCAGATAAAGGCCATTGCCGGTGGGCTCAACTTCATCGATGCGGATATAGTCGAATTGAGTGCGACCAACTTTATCGCTGTAATTGACCACTGCAGTCGGGGAAAAATACCGCACGTCTTTGTGTAGCTGAGCAGGTTGGGCGATTGAATTACGCCCTAGCAGAGTTTCTACTTCTGCTGTATTACTCGCATTACCTTTAAAATAGCCCGTGTATTCTTGCCACCCGTCGCCAGCTGCCTCGACGCCGGCGCAGGCAATATAGTGCTGAGAACCGACAGAATCCTCCCCATCTCGATTACAGCGAGCGCCATCAGCACGAAAACCGGCAATACCTATAAATAGGCTTCTATTTCTATCGCCTTCATCTAAAACAATGGCGCGAGCCTTAAGACGGTAGAGTTTGTTCGGGTCAAAGGGAAAGCGCTCGATATACTCAATAAATGCTTCTCCATTGGAAGCTAGAGTCCCCGTACCATCACCACCAATACGCAAAACGTTACCACCAGCACGCGCCCCAGAATCTTCAGTTTTTACATAGTAGATATTGTCGTCACTGTTACCCCCAACAATTGGCCAATCTTCTTTTGTCGTGGAATCAATAAACGCTTCAATAAATACCGAAGCCGAAGCTTGTTGCGCTCGCAGCTGAGCCCGGCGAACACTCTGCATTGAACCCATCATTATGCCGTTATCGGTGAACTGTCCGGTGGTCTCATCGTACCCAATAACATTGCGAGTAGCGTAAAAGGCCCGCTCGCGGTTTGCATCGACAATAGCTTTCAAGAGTGCCATTTTTTGATCGTAGGCATACTTCCAATTGCTGTCGAAGATGGTGCGGCTGATTGGGGTATTTTCCTGGCGACTATTCCATGCCGGTATCAACCCCTGCAGGTAACTCGTAAGCGCGGTTAATGCATTAGTAAAATCCGCACGCTCCGCATCAAGCGCGGTGCCAAAATTACTGGCCAGCGTATCTAGTTCGGCTTGATCATTTACCAACTGGTTATATTCGCGAATCAGTTGCAGCTTTTCATTGGTGTGCAACACGCCATCGGCAGAGATATTGGCTAGGTCCTCCAATGCTTCTACGGCGTCGGACTTTGCCTCTGCTGCTGCATCCAAAGCCTCCTGTAAGTCTGGATCAACACCTGGATCTTCATAGTCGCTATAGGGAAGGCGGGATTTAGGGACATACATCAGGCGAACGGTGTTGACACCAAGACACACGCTTCCATGCCCTGCATGACCTGGACTGCTGGGACTCACGCCATAACAGGCAATTATTTTATTGTTACTCAGCACCGGAATCGGGTTTTGAGTACCGTCTACCAACAAAACAATACCGCCAGGCGCGCCTCCGCCACCACTGCCTCCAGGTACTTTTATTCCCATGTCGCCCAAAGTTCCGGGGCTGCCATCCTCCCCAGAATTAACTATTTTCCCACTAACGCCAAAGGCAATCCCTCGGGCAATTACAACAATACCTGCCGAACCGCTACCTCCGTCCCCACCCGTGCCGGCAGGGATATAACCAGCGCTATAGGCATAAATGGAAGAGTTGCCACCGCGCGCCCCACCAGAACCGGATAGATCATCAGGGATACCCTGTAGGTCTCCGCCTTTATTCTCGATATTGAGAGGCGGCATAACTTCATTGCGGCCTTTAACGTTTTGGCCCCAGGCACTGCGGGCTGTTCCTCGGCTGACAATCTCCTGGGCATTTTTTAACTGCCCTGGGCCGCCATAACAGGAGCCCAGGAACCCAGGGCCGTTATGGTTAGGAATGCCCTTTAAATGACCATCAATTTGCAGCACGCCACGCACGCGCAATTCAACATTGCCATCTACTGATATGGTGCGCCCTGCAGGGATAGTGAGATCTCCCGGGTAATAATAAATCGCGCGAGTATCACTATTGCCGGAAAGGGTGCCATCAGCAGTTAAGAAGCCGCTGGCATCGATACTAAGGCCTGCAGCGGTCATCGCAGTGCCTTCGCTGTCGTACCAAGCATCGGGCAGTTCTGCGCTGGTGCTGTCGCCCTGATCGGCAATCATGCCCGCAGGCTGATAACTGCCGAATAGGTCTACTGATACCGCACCGCTAACCTGATCAACACTAATTCTCTGAACTTCCATGGCGCGGTCGAGGCTGTATTCATCCAGGCCCAAGGCTGGCAGCAGGCGAATATAGTCCACGTCAAAAGCCCAGTCGGCTACCCAATTGCTACCAATATCCCAACGAATATATTCGATCGTATTGCCGGTCCAGTCGGGGTTACCAGATAGATCCAGGGTAATCTCATACCAAGTATTCACCGGCAGTGCGTTCAACCGATCAACTTCATCTCCAATATTCACAGCGCGATAGGTGCTAGTGGCTGCATCGCGCCAGAAAAAATTAGACCCGGCAGGAATGGGCTCTACACTAGTTCTACGTAGGCGAATTTTTACATAGGGAATATCTACTCCTGCAAACTGTTCATCGGCAGGAATGTTACGAACAAAATACGGGTCAAAAGCCTTGCAAGTAACGGAGAGCACACCTCCGGCGGCGCTGGTCTCTATTTTGGAACCCTCATTAACGCCATACCACCCCTCTTTCCCGGTGCTGAAATTCCACTGCAGTGGCCTATCTCCACGAATACTGTGGTCGCGCAATTGCGGCAGGCTAACTCGCACGATATCGCCCACTTCCAGATCGTTCTTGCTGGGCAATAATCCCAGGCGCAGAGTAAGGGGAGGTCCGGCGAAACGATCGCGCAGGGCATCAAAGGTATTTTTAATGGTGGTATAGGTATGGCGTGAGTTGTGCAGGCCACGAAACTTTAAATTGTGCTGCTTTGCTTCGCCATGAACGTTAATAGAATCCGCATCAATTAAATTATTGGAGCGCAGGAATTTCCCATCGAATCCCGGCTGCTCAAACCAACTCCATTGCACGGAGAAGGCATTCTTCACCCCAGCTAATTTGTAATCCAGTTCGCCCAGGGTTCTAACATCATCGGGCCCGATAGTCGCTACAGTGCCGGATTCAGCCAGCACCCCAGCCATACGGCGAAATCCTAGCTGGCCGGCGGCATTGACCGGCATAAAGGCGCCGAGCAATAGATTGATTTCGGTCTCGATAAACTTCTTACCATCGGTCTTTTCCAAGCCGTCGAAGCGCAGGATCTTGCCTTTGCTGTGATCGCTGGGCTTGTACCAATCTGCCCCAACATTCTCGAACTCATCCAGCACCACAAAGGCAGGATCGATACCTAGATGCCAATTGGAGGGCAGTACATTATTGGTGCCCAAGATTTTCCCGGTTAGCGATGCATAAGCCAGCTGAGGACCTGGTCCCTCCAGGTAAATAAATTCTTCAACCTCTACGCCGCTCTCATCGTCGCTGTCATCTGGCAAGGTATGGTCACGGGCAAAGGTGCCGAACAATCCACGAGTACAGCCGGTAAAGCTGTTCCCTGTTTTCCCGGTGGAGCGCACAATCTCAAAGCCGTCCTGATACTTTATTTTCAGGTAATAGACAGACTGGTTGGGCGCATCACCATAGGCAGAGGTGTGTGGGTTAGGCTCAAAAGCACTAGTATCGAATACCTGCAGGGTGGTATCCGATTTGTCGAAATTGGCCGCCAGGCGCGTTCTATTCGGTACGAAGATATCCCTGCGCATTTCCCGCTGAATATCCCGGCAGCGCACCCGGTAAACACCCTCAGCATAGGAAAGTGATTCCTCGGCAATCTGGGTTTGCTCCAAGCGGAAATCCTCCCAGTCGAGCCCGGAAAAGCCTTGGTACAGGCGCACCGTACGGCCCCTGATACCGTTGCCCTGCTCCAGTTCATCACGGAGCACATAGGACAGCTGTCCACCGAGGTCCACGACCTCAAAGGAGATAGCGCCGATCTGCGCCAACCCCTGTTCAGGTGTTAGTTTTTGGCTGGTGGCACTGCATTTTTTCAGCGCACCAAGCACGGCATTCGCGGGGAGATTGGGAATATCGTTATGACTGGTGATATACAGTGGCAGATCAAAACCAATCTCAATCACCAGGCGCAGCTCCCGCTGTGCTGCCTGGTTGTGCAGGTCAAAAGTTTCTGAGTTATTGCGCATGGTTAGGCGATTACCTGGACTACTGTGAACGAGAATATGAAACGGCCGTCCTTCTCGCGCTTCTCTTTGAAGGATTTATATTTAAGTTGGACGGCTTGGGGGAAATCAGGTGTATCTGCAGTTCCGTAAGCATCGAAGGTGAAAAACTCACCGAAAGCACAGCTTCTTTTGAATTCTCGCCAACGGGCCAACTCGGTATGAGTGAGGCTTAGCGGTACAGTCTGACAAGAGTATTCCTCTTCGAGGCGGTAGATTGTGTATTCCGTTTTACCGCTAAGTGACTTGTGTTCTTTGCCCTCCGGTCGGTCGTTACAGTCATAACGTTTTAGTTTTGATTCAATCTGATAATCACTGCCATCACCCACCAATAACCGGGTAGGCGTGTATTGAATTAGCATTTTCTACCCCCTGAGTATTTGTGCTTGGCGACTATCCTCGGGGATTGCCACTAAATCCTGCTCTGCAAACATGGTGGTTAATTTATCGGCGATGGTTTGTGCGTTATCTCCGATCAAATCGCCTTGGATAGTGAGGTTTACAAGGGTCCCAGGTTGCTGTGAGTCGCCTTCGACAAAGCCGTCATCATTAGAGGCGGCAAAGCTCTCTGATGGGGAACTTGCTACCGCACCCCCCGTACTCACACTCGAAGCACTTCCCCCTCCGTCGAAAGAGGTGCTGTTGATCTGAGCAATCTGAGCGGCACCAGCTGCAGCCATTGCGACCGCTGCAGGGATACCCCATGGATACCCGCCGGAATTGTTATAGGATTCGATGATTGCGCTGGGGAGAGTTGCGGCCGCCTTGGCCAAGCTGAGCGCTTTCTGAATCTTGAAAAGCTTTTTACTGCCGGTATTGGAGATGCCTATCATCATATCCATACCATCGCCGAACGCCTTCCAACGGTTTTTACTGCTGGCCTTTTCTAACTTCTCTCTCTGTTTAGCGTGCTTCTCTTCAAGCAATGTGAGCTTGCGTTCATAGTCATCATGAGAGTAAAGCTTGCTGGCATACCCTTGATCCAGGAGGGCCATCTCCTCATCTTGCTGCATTTGCAGCTGCTCGTATTCGGTTAACCAGGACAGCTGAAGAGTCTCAATGCGTGCGGCAATTTGATTGCGCTCTTTCTCGGTTAAGCCATCTTCACCGATTTGCTTTCCTTCCTCGGCTTCATCCTTTGCCTGTTGTTCGGCCAGTGACTCTTGGAAGTGATCGTTTTCTCTTTGGGAATACTCGGCGCGCAACGCCTCAATAGATTCAAAGCCGCGTCTCCTGAGCTCTTCCTCTGAAACCTGAAGCTCGGCTATCTGCTGCAGTTTCTGTTCGTGGTCGAGCCTTATCTTTCCTTGATGGTCGGCCAGGAATTGATCCAGCTGGATTAGCTGAGCATCACCGGCTTCCTCTGCCATCGCACGCTGTTGTGCCAAGCGGTCTTGCTCCGCTTGTTTCCTTGCAGCCTCTGCAGCTTCTTCGGCTATCCTCTCTTCTTCCTGTCGCTTCTTCTGTGAGGCGATTTGGGCATTCTGCAGCTCGTCGAGTTGGGCGCGTATCTTCTCGACCTTGTACCTGTGAATATCGACCTGTACCTGGACGCCTTCCCTTTCCGCCTTGGCCAACAAGTGTTGGTGCGATACAAGCTGACTGTGAAGCTCAGCAAACTGTGTACGCTGCAACTCTTCATCAGTTGGCGCGATACCTCGACGTAGGTTCTCGACTACTCCTGTGAGCTTCTGAATGCCTGCAGTGGCGATACTGGTTGAACCTGTGGTTTTGCTAAGGCCCTCCAGGAACTCCTCCCACGCTTGCCCGAGAGAGTCTGTAGCACCCGTAAGGCCTCCAGCTTCAGCCGCACCAGCACCTCCTACCTGCTGCTGTAGCTTCAACAGAATCATTCGCTGGGCTTCTGCTACTCTCCCAGACTCCTGCATGGTTTTGATCTGTTCTTTTTCTTGCTCGGTAAATGAGACGCCAGAGCGCTTGAGTGCAGTGAGACCGGTTGCTGGATCTTCCAGGGCCTTACCAAGTTGTAGGGCTGCACTCTTGGCATCACCACCCATGACGGCGGCCAAATCCTGACTGAGCCGGATAGCGTCATCGAATACTGGACCCTGAACAGTCTTAAAGGTGACCAAAACCCCTTGAGCTTCACGAATCCCACTGACGCTCGCCAGGGTGGCGCGGGCAACTGATCTAGCCTGTTCATCCAGTTGTTCTGCAGTACGACCACTGGCACCTCCTGTGGCTTTAAGCAGAGCTTCAATCTTGAGCTGCTGGCGCTCCATTTCCTCACCGGCGCGAATGCTCTGATACATCACCGCAGTCACACCAGCAACCCCTGCACCAAACAATGCCCAGCTGCTGGCACCGCTGGTCAACAGGCCATTAAGCGCACCGACTCGACCAGAAACCCCACCCAAAGGGCCATCGATAGTAGCCACCCCTTGAGCGGCACCACGCATCGAACGACCAAAAGCATCATTGGCGGCAGTCCCTTGCTTCATCTCGCCCTTGAACTTTTTGGTTCTGGCTCTGGCCTGGTCCATCTCCTTGCGGAAGCTGGCCGAGTTCATTTCCAAGTTTGCCGTTAGCGTGGCGATGGTGGCTCTTTTGGCCATGGGATCTCCTCAGGACAACGATTTCCAGATAGAGATCTGTTGTTCCACGGTTTTCTGTTTGCGTTTTTGGTGTAGGTAGTTACTGGGTTTGCCGCCGTGAGTGCCGGCCGCTATGTGGGCCTGCTGCCACTCGATAACGTCTTTATGAAGCGGTCGATCTTGGTAATGGCTGTACCAGTGGTCGAGTTCGGTTGAACTCATTGAAAGGAGCATTTGAAAGTAATCAGGGCGATTAAATTCAAACGCCAGTTGCCGAGCAAAGGTGAAACCCGGCACTAATCTTTTTTTTCTGATTCCTCCTCTTCTTCAGACTCTTTTGGTTCCGTATAAAGTCCCGACAATTTCGCCGCGGGCACATATAAAGAATCGACTTTTTCTTTCGAAACACACCGGATTAAATTGTCGTAAATATCTTCTAGTGAATTCTCACAATCAGGGTTTGTCCAAAGAGAATAAGCCACCAATAAAAGCCGGGTTTTCACATCTCCACCGCGAAACGCCCACACGTCGCCGTAAGTCTTAAACTCGATCTTTTCCGGCTCATCGTCTTTGGAGATAGGAATCTCCGCAGAGGTTTTTTCTAAATACTCACAGCGGTGATAGGCGCTTAATTCATACAGCTGAAAATCTTGACCACCGAAGGTAACAGGCTCACTTTTTAACTGAATTGGAATAGATAAATTCAAAATTACGCCTCTGTCACTGTTGGTTTGCCGGAAATCTTAAACTTCACGGTCCGGGTAATTTGATTGTCTTTCGGTACCGCCTGACCCCAACCGGTAATAAAGCCTTCCATCTCAACCGTAGTACCTTCCGGGTATTCGATTTTGTAATGGAAAGTTTCGTCAGCGTCGAAGTCGGCACGCAACGCGGTTTGGCCGGCATCAGAGGGGGCCCACTTCAGGGTTAAAGACACCTCACCGGCATCTCTTAGACCTACTGGTTCAAACTCCATGTAACCACTGGTTCCATCGATCGGCGTGACATCCGAAGAACCACGGGACTCTTCACCCGGATCAATATCCAGCAAACCGGCAACCTGCGTATAAGTGCTGCCGTTATCACTGCGGTAAAACTTTGTTTTATAGCCTTGAGCCATCGTGGCCTCCTAATTAGAAATAAAGACTGAGGTCGAGACTGACGCGATACCGCTTCGTATCGTCGTCATACTCTTCCAGGTTTTTAGAGATTCCGGCCATACCAACTTCCAGGCCGTAGAAGTCGCCAGCAAACCCATGGAGACTTTTAATTTGGTTCTCCAAGGTCTTGGCCTGCTTGTAGGTTTCTGCCCAGATATCGATTTGAATCTGGAAATAATTTGATTCGTTCGTGCCATCTATCCCAAGATCACTGCGGTCTGCCACAGTTGTATAGACAAGACTAGGCAAGCTGGCATCTTGAGGCAGCAACAGGGGTCGAACAGTCTCAGCGTTGAGCGACTGCAGCCATTTCACAACATGCGATTCAGTCACTTTTTGCTAGCTCCTTGGCAAATTCATCGATCAAGGCGTTAACCACCTTCTGCTGATTGTTCTCCAACGCAGGACGGATAAACGGCTGAGCGCTTTGCTTCGCGTTACCATACTCCTGGGCGAGTGCTTTCTGATTTAGGTTGTTCAGTGATCGCTTATCCTTACCCCTCCCGCTGGTTTTCTTGAGCGGTCCTACACTGATGCGGGCAATACGGCCTGCGCTCTTCCCTTTAGCAGCGGAGAAAGCCATTCCAATACTGTCCTGCAGGTCTCCAGAGTCCTTTCTGGCTCCCCGCCTCATGGAATCTACAACCGGGGCCATGGCTCGGCGCCCGGCTCTGCGCAGAACCTTACTGCCTGTTTTCGGACCCAGGCTCAATAGTGCTTTGTTGAGATCCGCGAACCCATCGACTGAGAATTTACTCACTGTTGACTACTCCTGTGTACGGCCCTGAACTCAATGTATTGATTCCTGCCTTCCATTTTCTGAGGGGGCGAGACATCCAGCACATGACCGTCGAATATCACTCGCATCTGGCCATCAATGGAACGAGTCAGTGAATTAGAACGAATGCGGATGGTGTAGTGAGCTTCGCTAAGCTCTTGATTGGATACAACACGCTCAGAAGCAGACAAAGGCATGACTTCAGCAGAACAAGTAAGGTATTCGCTCCAAGTGACTTCCGGCTCGCCGTATTCGTTTTCAGTCTCTACTGAACCCTCAAACGTCACCTTGTCCCGCAAGCGAACTCTCAAACGTTTAGCCATCGGTAAGGGTCCCAAAGTAATCGAGTCGGCATCGGCAGTTTCCGGCCCCCCTCGCGGTTTTCGTACCAGGACCCGACTAAAACCATGGCCCCAAGCTGGATGGACTCAGTGAGCAGTACAGCGTTCTCTGGGGCCCCGGATAAATCAGCATCAGTCGCGAATAGAGTGCGGCTGCAATAGTTGTTGAATGCTTGCTCTGCAGCTATGCACAGCGACTGGATGTATTCATCCTCTTCGCTGTGATCAACAATCAGTTGCTTTTTTACCAAGGCGAGATCGAAGATCACTGGGAACTCTCCGGATTGTTGGCTCCTGCTTCGGATTCAAGAGGTTGTGATTGGTCAGATAGATCGACCTTTTCTGCTAACGGCTCAAAGTCAATCACATCATCAGCTAACTTAATTTGTTCAGCTAAATTCATTTCTATCAGCTGACTGGCAAAGGGTTCGCTGAATTCACGTTCCTCACCAGCATTCACCTCACCAAAAACAGGGGAGCTAAAGCTTTTCGTAATTTTTAAAGTGATTTTTTCCACGCTTGACTCACTCTCCTCCACAATAAAAAACGGGGCACTAAGCCCCGTTCCCTAACTGTTTATCTTCACTGGCTTATTGCGTCAGTGATCCATATGCAACAGCTGCTGGACGATAATTAGATAAAGCTGCGCGTAGAGTCGCCTTAACAGTAACAAGATTGTTGGTAAAGTTGTCATCATCAGACTCTGACATTTCAACAGCTACACCTTTACGCATATTGATTGCCGTTGCTAAATCAAAAGCACCTACAAAGAACTTGCCCGCTGCTACAGCGTTGGTTTTAACCACTGGGAGACCCCAGACAGAAGCCGATACCACCAGACGAGGGTTACCAGCCAGGAAGTGCTCGTCACCACCTTTTTCCAGGTCTAGGGCGACAACATCAGAACTATTCATAAAAACAGCTGATGGCATATATTCAGAGGCTTCAACCACTCCCATAGCACGACGAACACTTTCAATAGCTTTGTCACTAGCCGCTGGCGTAAAGGCCACATGATGACCAGACAGCGCTAAACCACTTAAGTTATTGCCTGTACCATCTCCATTCAGCACCTGAGAATCCAAGCGCAATTGCGCCCCATAAATCAAGCGACTATCCACATGTGCAGCCAGCGCTGGGGCATCCTCAATGACTTCTTTAGACAGCTTGATCCAGTGGCCCACTGAGCGCACCGGTGTACTCACCAACTCATAGGTGATAGAGGTTTCCGGCAAAGCGCCACCTTCGGCAACCTCTTTAGCATTCAAAGTTACAACCTTCTCTCTCGTGTACTCTACGGAATTACTAGAGGTCGGCAGATTTGGCATAGTGTTAGTTACACGCAAGGTCCGACTAGCACCAGAAATGATGGCTGAGTGACGATCTGGCGCGACCGTATCACCGCTTCCTAACAAAGTATTTTTTGCCTCGTAGGTCATTTTGCTAGCCTTGCCACCAACGAAACCTTCATAGTCTGCCGACTTGGTTAGCTCCTGCCCCATCGTTTGATGCTCTGGAGTATCATTAGATCGGGAGGTCATTTTCTGCTCTATCTCAGCGACTTTTTCGCGCAGGTCTTCAGCCTCGCTATTCAAGCTTTCCAGCTTTGACTTATTTTCTCGGCCTAGCTTTGCGTTACTCTGCGCTTCTTCATTTGAGGACTTGATAAATTCGTCTAGCTTTTTATCAAAGTCTTGAAGTGATTTCTTAATAGCTTCAGTCATAATTTTTAACCTTCCAGTTTTGCTGTCATGCGGTTTAACATCTGATTGATTTCATCAACCCCGGCCTCGCCCTGCGGCTCCCCCGCAAACAAAACCTTGGCTCTTTTGGCAGTTGCTTCTGCCAAGCTCTTTGAAAAGCTCCCTGCATCCCGCAGAAAGCGCTCAAAATCTCGGATTGTTTCGCACTGATGAAGTGCGCTTTTAAAAGTCCCCAGATCCACCCGCGCCTCATCATTTGAGGGGAAACTGACCACTGAAATTTCTGGCAATGTGCTGACGACCTTAATCAGGCGTGTGCCGTCATCACGCCATTCGGTGTCATCGCGGTGAACTAGGCCACCCCAGCTAAGGCCATCGACAGTGCCGTCCTGCATAGCGGCCTGAACATCCTTTGCCATGCTGATGCCACTGGTAAATTCCCCGTGCGCAATCAAACCGACTTCGTCAGTTTCTAGGTGCGAATATTTACCGATCGGTACAGCGTAATGATTGTGATTGAAGAACATCTTTGGCTTTGCAGAATTCTTAATCACCTGATCGAAAGCACCTGCAACTACCACATCCCCATCGCTATCGACATTGCCAAATTTACTGGCGTATCCGGTGAACTGACTTGGCTTGCCGTTAGCAAATTTGATTTCACACTCATCAAAACTAAGCGCTTTGCGTTCCATCTGAATCTCCAGAGTTATTTGATTGCTGGCCAAGTTGTTCTAAAGGGGATAGGGCTGTTTGCGCTGTGAGCATGTCACCACCAGGCAGAGGCCGCAGATTCTCTTTTTTCCTGGCTTCATTTCGAGTCATCAGGCCGTTATTGACCATCTGTGATGAGTATTCCGCACGGCCTTTGCTATCGGCTCTGAGAAGCCCCTCAAAGGCAAACTCGACTTGATACTTTCGCCGATCAGCGGTGGGGAAAAGACTTTCCCGAAGTGCTTCTTCCCAACGAGACAAATAAGGCCGCAGCGTTAGCTGGTAAAAACCCAGCATTATTTGTTCAACACCCGTTCCCCAAGTAGTTGTCCCTTCTTGGTCATTGATCAATATTGAAGGAACACCAAAGAAGCGGGCGATATCACGCATTTGAAAACGACGTGTTTCCAACATTTGCATATCTTCGGGATTTAGCTGGACCTGCTGATACTTCATGCCGGCCTCAAGGACCATTAGACGGTGGGCGTTTTCAGAGCCCTGAGTTAGAGCGCTGAAGTTCTTCCTCACCATTTCCCGTTGTTCAGGTTTAAGGACTTGATCAATACTCAGGACACCACCCGGCTTGCCGCCGTTGCAGAAAAATTTGCTGCTAAATTCTTCTGATCCTGTGGCAAGCCCAATTGAGTTTCGAGCATATTCAAGTGGTGAAAGGCCAATAGTGCCATTGCCAAACAACCGAACATGCAAAATATTCTCTTCTGCGAAGACGGCGACATCATTACCCTCGTAATAGTGATAGACCACTGTGCCATCAGATAGTGTTTCCACATCAACCTGTTGAGCTGGCAATGGCCAAAGACTGATAGCTTGCCCTTTAGAGTCCCGATCAATTACTGCGTAGCTATTACCATGTAAAACCAAGTTGAGCTGCATGGTTTCAAACCAGACAACCTTGGTCATCCTGGCATTGGGCTTGCGTTTTAACAGCCGGGCCAAGTTATGCTGGCTGTCTTCCTCGCGCCCATCCCCATCCACCCTATAAATATGCAGCGGTATGCTGGCAAGGGTTTCCGTCAAAAGCCTGACACACGCCCAGACCGCTGATATTTGTAGCGCAGTGTCTTCTGTAACCGTTTTTACACTTTCGACATTCCGTGTATCTGGAGCAGATGATTGCTGCCCCTCCTGCTGAGTTGTGGCCGAACGGCCCCAAAAACTGAACCGTCTCCATATACTCATTACTGGCTCGCATTGATTGGATCGTTGAGGAAATCGTCCAGGTCGGTTTCTGGCTCCTGCACCATTTGCCGACTTAACGCCATAATTGCGGCGACAGCTGGATCTATTTTTTCTGACACCTTGGACTTATCGAATTTGATATCCCCGGCTGCATTGGTTACAGCCACAACATTGGACATTGCGAAGGACAGCGCCGGATTGTTATGACGAACTGAGTCAGTCAGCACTAGGCGCAAAAGCTCTTTCATTGGGGCGGAAATAGAGCCAGTCCCCTGGCCCACTTGAACCATGGGAACGCCTTCTTCAATAAGATCGCTGACCAGCTGAGAGCTGTTAAAGCGGTCAAAAGCAATTTCTTTTACATCAAAGCGCTGACACGCGGCCAATATATCTCGCTTGATATAGCTGTAATCACAAGCATCACCGGGTGTAATCACAAGACAGCCATGGTCTTTTAAACGTTGATAGACCTGCTGAAGCTGTCCGCCTTTATCAATTCGACTTTGGAAAGCCGCTTCCGGCAAATATGCCCGCGATATAAAAGTGTGCTTTCCATTTGAATCTCTGAAATCAAGTGTGAGCGCGGTTAAGTCTTCCACCGAGGCTAGATCCAATCCGCCATGGCAGGCCATGCCATCAAACTCGGATTCTTCGCCTTCAGTCCAGCAGGCTACGTCGTCTAGCGATTCATCTCGGCACTTGTTCCAGCGCTCCATATTCATCCAGGTCGATTCACCATAAACCCAGATATTTAAGCGCTTAGTTTGGAACTCAATTTTTGCTGTGGGCATTTCCTGTGCTTTTCGGCACTGGTCCTGCATATCCTCCAGGGATACTGAGATGCCCAGGTTAGGGTTTGCTTTTATCCATACTGAAGGATCTTTCCAGTCGTCTTCATCGTCGAGGGTATAAATAATCCCAAAAAAAGCATCATCTTCGACGGTGCCTTCCAGCACCTTGATGGCATAGCCGCGCAGTTCGTAGCAGAAACTATTTTTGTTTTTCCCGGCAGTGGTAATCCCCCACATAAGAGGTTGACGGCGCGCACCCCTGCCGGATTCGAGTACATCCCACACGCCTGAATCACGGTGAGCGTGGACCTCATCAATAATGCCCGCATGAACGTTGAAGCCATCCATGCTGTTGTAATCAGCTGCCAGCAGTTCCACCTGTGAGTTAGGTGAGTTCCGCGTATTGCATCGAATGATATTTCTCAAGGTGGTCATTGCTTTTCTCAACACCCGATCCTGCGCAGCCATCATGCCAATAGAGTCGAAAACCTCTTTTGCTTGATCCCGTTTAGTTGCAGCGCAATACACCTTAGCGCCGGGCTCAGAATCACCCGCAGCCATATAGCCGCCGACACTGGCTAACTTGGTTGTCTTGCCATTCTTACGGGCGATCTCTTCATAGACCATGCGGAAGCGACGCCTGCCGTCTGCTTTCCTAAGCCAGCCGAAAACATTGGCATTGATAAAGCATTGCCAATCACTCAGGACAATCGGAGTTCCAGCCCACTCGCCTTGATAGTGCTTGCAATACTGGTAGGTGAATCGAAAAACTTTTGCGGCTGCATTCTCATCGAAGATCAGCCCGCGCTCGCCAGCCGTTTCTAGGTCGCGATACCAGCGATCGACCGCTAATCGCACATATCGGCACGCTGGTATATCTCCAGAGCGCACCTGCTCGGCATATCGGTACGCCCTATCTAGCCATTCTCGTGAGGGGTCAGCCAGCTTTGAAACTGGCATAGGTTATATCTCCAATTCTCCCTGATCCGGGTTATCAACTTTGAAATTCTGTCGCGCACGAACTGTGACCCCAAACTGCTTGGCCAACTTTTCATATTTGCTTGAATGCCTTTCCCACTGCACAGCTTCCGGGGCCAACTGCATGTAACCGCTAGGGGTTTTCTGATATTCGGTGCCACGCTCTTGCAGCTTTTCTTCGGCCTCTTTCATTCGAGCATAAGAGGTGCAGAGAATCGCCAAGGCACCTTGGTCGATCTTCGCAATCAGTCCGGCCTTCTTAAGCTCCGCACAAAGGAAGCGGTAATGCTTTTTAGCTTCCTTGCTCAACCAAGCCGGACAAGGTGGTGCTTCGCAGGCAATCCCCTGAAAAAGGGTTCCACCCTCTGGAGGCTTTTGATCCTTCTTTTCTTCTGGTGGCCTCAATGGAACCACATTGTCATTTTGCACTTAGCTACTCCCCAGGGATTTAATACCCCCCCCCTAAAAATTTACCGGTAATAAACACATGTCTAGGGCGGCGGTGTCGGGCTTTTCCCTTTTAGAGATTGGACCCACCCCACCCCCTAGCGCCGCCACCTTCCTGCGCTGTCTTTCGAGCATGGCAACGGGTGCATAGCCACTGCAGATTCGGCAATTCATCCGTGCCACCTTGAGACTTCGGGATAATGTGGTCACAGCAATTACCCTCAGTGATTAAACCCATGGCTGTGCAGCTTTCACACAAGCCGTTAGCCTGCACCTTGCACAGCTCACGGTTGCGCAAATACTCCTTGCTCTTGTACCTGCGATTCGCCTGCCTACCCAAGCGCCGCTGATACTCCCCCCAATTGGTCACTAGATCCTGATGGGAATCACAGTAGCCATTTGAATTGCTGTGAGCCCGCTTGCACTTACGGCATGGCCGTTTAGCTTTCATCGGCATTACTACTTATCCTGCTGTCTTTCCTGCAATTTCAAGCGCTTGTGGTTGTAATACCAATTCACAATGAACCCACTCAAAGCAATCAAGAAACCACCCACCGCCAATAACTCTTGTGCGGCATATCCACCGACTACCGCTGTTCCTGCAGCAACCGTAGTGGTTGCACTGGCGATCTTTTGAACCATGGCTTCCCTCGCTGCCTCTTGAGCTACAGTGTTCACCGCTTAACCTCACTCACCCATGACTTCACGAAATAGAAGCCGATGATGATGCTGTAAGGCTGCACAACCACATCAACTAGCAGGCCCTTAAGGTCTGCTACAAAAGGCGCTTTGAAAGCCATGGCCGCTGCAATAAATAAAACCAGCAGCGACCAAACCAAGGTGACCAGAAAGGCAATTAATCGTCGTGCCCGGTTCTGCGGTTGCGTGGCTTCCAGGTATTTGAGATACCAACGGGATTTTTCCTCATTGGTAAACCACACCGCATCCACGGTATTTACAGTGGCATCCAGCACTTTGCCCGCAGACTCTGGGCCAGCAAATAAACCCTTAACTCCAGACCAAATACCCATCACGGATACTCCGGCACATAGTGCGTAATTGTCAGATCAAACTCGGGGGGCAACAGCTCTCGCAGCTGCTGCATTGCCCTGCGGGATTGCGTCACCCACCAACCACCGGGAGCCAGGTTAGAACCAATACCAATACAGCCCTGCACATCCGCAGAATAATTTGCCGTATGGATCAAAATTTTTGAACGACCAGGGACTTCCTGTAGCTCCCACACATTGGAGAACCTTGGTGAGTTATAGGGGTTACAGGAATAAACCCCTTCAGGAATACAGCTCTCGAACGGACGATTCCCCAACCACGGGCGCTCTACCGTATAAAACACACTGTCGCGCACTCTCAGCCGCCCCAATGTGGCATCAGGCCCATAGGCGAATCGTTGCAGATTACAATTCATGGAGTTCCGCTCGCAGAGCTAAAGAATTCAAAAAAAAACGGCGCCCACAAGAGCGCCGCCAAGTACAGGATGAATTGAGATGAAAATAAAACCTCAGAAACGAAAAAACCCGGCTGGGGGAGCCGGGTTTCTTCTTACCCACCTATGGCAGGTTGCCTAGATTTAATAATTTATTATCACGGATGTAAACCCCTAACTTAAAAATATTTACGCCACTCTTGGACCTTGAGAACCAAACAGCTCCACATCCAATAAAACATGAGCGGCATCAAGATGGCGATAATAGGTAGGAACTGAAACACCCGCTGCCTTTGCTTTACCCTTAGCAGATAGGCCCTCCCGTAAATACTGCACTTTCACTACCTGCCTAAGAACCTCTGGCAACTTGCGTACAGCACCCTCAACCTCCATAGGCTCCTCATCAATCAAAACCACCGGACCCTTACCGCGCTGCCCCTGGCCGCTACCCGCACGCATATTGGCTGTAATTCTCTGGGCTTGGTGTGTGACCGGGCTCACCCGAATCTCATTGGTCCAATGGCCAGAAGGTGAAGACTTCACGCCACTTTCCAAAATCGCAGCCATCGGCGACTTATACTGCCTCGCCATGCCACCTATCACCTGAACTGCCCAATCAAGCAAACGTTTCTCAACTCGATCAATCATCACACCCCTCCTCTGGAAAAATACCTGAAATTAACTTCCCGTATATATCCGTATATATCCCGTACAGTAAACAAAATAGGTATACGGCTCTACAGGCCGCATAATTACTAGGGTTTTCACGCCTCCCGTATACCCGTAATACAGAAACCCCTCACGCGCAGAGAAAAAATAAATACCGAATTAAAAATAAATACTGCCGCAGTAATTGCATGCGTGCGTGCGCGCACGTAAGAGGGATACAGGTATACGGGAAGTGCTAGGAAGCTAGAAATGACGCGGGCTACAGAGCCGTATACTGTATAAACATCATGTACGGGAGCCCAACGGGGGTATACGGGAATCATGCGGCCTCCTCGTGAAGTGCACCAACTTCATCACGGAAAGCTTTAACACAATCAGACAACCACTCCTTTTGAGTTTTACCTGCAGGCACGGAATGTAACAGGAAAAAGGTTCCTTGTACTCCTTTCTTAGGCTTGGTATTGAATCCGCCAGGATTATCATACTCTACCCTGTTTCTCTTCTGCACTCTTGCAGCCATAGCCTCAGAAAAACGATTCATATCCATTTGATGAAACCCACCCGCACGGCACCATTTCCTATACACGGAATATAGATCCGCAGTCAGGCAAGTATGAAAAGGGGCCGCTGTCTCTCCCGCCTTCCAAGCCCTAAAAAATACTTCCCAGCTTGGCAAACCAAAGCTAATCAACCTTTCCTTGGCATTAGTCATAGGCGGCTTGGTGCGAGTATCAAAACCGCTCAGGTTCCACTCCAGTAAGAACTGATAGAAGGCGGCGGCACCACCGTTTTCTAACTCTTTGCCTACACCTTTCTGCAGATCCAATGGCAAGGTCTTTAAAGGCCACACCACCAAGAAACGGCGATCCATAGGCTCTACAGGAAACGGTAAGACCTCATTCGAGAGGAAAACGCTATTCATGTAATTTGCCTCTTCCCAACCAGAGACAAATTTTTTCTCAATACGGGTAGTGGCACCGGTGATCATCTGCTTGATATTGCCGGTTTGGGAATACTTCTTATCTCGCGAAAAGATCTCCTCGAACACGCCCCACAGAAGCGAAGACTTCCAGTCTGTGTAGGCACTTTCTATCTGATGCTGACCTAACGTAGCGCTGTAATCCCCATAGATTTTCCGCATCACGCCGTCAAAGAACAGTGACTTACCAGAACCATGAACATCAGAGTGCACCAGCAAAGCCGTATCCATCTTAGATCCAACGTATTGCAACGGATATGCAAGCCAGCTAACCATCCAACGCCAAACAGCCTCATCTTCATTGCAAAGATGATTCAATAATGCGCGTATGTTTGCACACTTTTCCCAATTCTTTTCAGGGTTCAGAGGCAGTTTCTGGAATGTATTGATGTGCGTCTTCGGGTCTGCCCTGCGAGTAGGATCAAATACCACATTCCTATGCGGCACCATCTTCCGATCTGGGTGCCGATACCAAATATCATAAGCATCAGGCGAAATATGCTTAATCACCTTTAATGGCATCCTTTCCCAATGCAAACTATCCCATGCCTCTTCTGTACCCTCCAACAAGGTGAAGCGCTTCAACAGATCGCCCACTCCCCCGGCCCCCTTGCTGGCGGCCTGGCGCGCAGAAAGGAACTTATGCACATCACTCTCAAGCACCTTGCGTTTATCCGCGGCAGCCATAAACGCCTTAAACACTTCTGGCCCCACCTCAGCCTTAAAAGCTGAAGATTTAAATTCCCTGTGTTGATGCTCATCCCACACTTTGGTCGTGCCAGAAATCAAAGCGAAGCGCTTTTTCGCATCCTCCAGCGTAATTTCGCGCGCCTCTGCCGTTATAGAGGGTACGGGAGAATCAATAAGCTCATTTGGTTCAGAATATTCAGGAGGAACATCGTCAATAGGCGGAGCATCAACAGGCCCCGAGGAATCATTAACAATTGAAGCGGGCGCCTCAATCGATGGGGAGCGGGGGAAGACAACCACATTCTCCATAAAAGCTTCCCACTGCCGCCGCACTTCCCCTAAACCGTAACGGCAATGGATATCATTGAAATCAAATCCCTCTACTTTGCTCTTACTCACGCGGCGACTTCCTCCATTTCTTCCCGCAGAGAGGGAATCCAAACAGAGGAACCACCGACAGCTCTCGCTGCAGCATTAGCCTTTTCTACACCGTCATTCACCTCCAGATGCAAATCATTATCTGCAGCAAAAACTAAGTGTTGATCAGGAAAGCGTTGGCGGACTAGCAGGGCTACCGGCATCAAATTGCCACAGTCGAAGCAGATCAAAACCGGGCAGTTTGTGGCTTCATGGGCGCTAGCACCAGTAGAAAAGCCCTCAACCAATATTAACGGCTTGCGAGAGTCCATCTGCCCCAGCAAAGCATACAGCCCCGATTTCCTCCCGTTGCGTAGAAATAATTTCTTACCGGTTGGTGTGATAATTTGTAAATTCCAGATCACACCATCAATGTCAGTCATCGGAATCGCAAAATAGCCACTTTTGAAATAATGGAACTTCGGGCGCCCCTCTTTTGGCAGAGCAAAGAACCTAGATATTTTTTCCTGCCCTTCAACCCGCTCTAAGTGACCTTTCCGTTCAATCAGCAACAACGCGGAGCGGAAAAATCGAACACCGTGAGAACCGATTTTTTTACTCCCCAAGTATTTACTACGTCCTGTCGGTTTTAGTTCCGACCAGATTCCCTGTGCCTGCTGTCTTACAACTTCATGCCAGGCTGCAATCTCAGCTTCCTCCCTGCGGACTTCCTCGGCCCGCTGCTTTTCCCTCGCTGCTTTCTCCTTAGCCCAGGCCGCCTTTTCCCCTGGTGTTAATTCCCGGCTTTCAAACTTGTAACCACCCTCTTTCGCCTTAGCGAATAAAGAGCCGATACCAACACCACCGGCAGACCGTTTAAAACTTTTCCAGGTGCTTTTTGCTGAGCGCGGACAATAATTATCAGCCTGCTGGCTCCATTCATCCCAGATATCAAAGGCCGAATCGCCAAACTCCGCCTTAATCGCCATACCTATTTCAACCCAGGTATCACGCACGGCATAATCGAGAACAAACGTGAGCGCACGGCGCACATCATCCATAGTGCACTGTTCGTACATTGAGAATTCCCCCTAAAACAGAAGCGCCCAAGGCGCAGAGACATGAAAGCCGGTCTTTCCCGGCTGTCAGCGGTCTTTCCCGCCGTCTTCTAAGCGAGCCGGCTCAGGTCCCGCACCGGCCCATCCTGTGGGTATTTGATAGAATCCTGTACAAAACCCCATATACCGCAATGAATTAATCCCAACCTTCTCTCACCGCAGAATGACAGGACAATAAAATGGGGATTTGAAAATGATCGTTATTTTGGCTTCACCGACAAACCCGCACGGGCTTAACTTGCCTCCCGAAATTCTGGAATTCCTTGCTGGTCAGCATCTTCAAAAAGCTCAGCCAGTTTCGGGCAAAGATCCACAGCCCGAACTAGACCACCTGCGGCTTGCTCCGCGCGCAGAGCTAATACAGCTGATGCAGCTTGTTTTCCATTCAGCAAGTAACTGATGGCGGGCTGACTGACTCCCAGAGCTACAGCAGTAGCTTGCTGCCCTCCAAAGTGCTTAATCAGCTTTTTGACGGCCTCTTCGACCTTGTCTGATCTGTTCATGCCAGCAGAATATAAGAACAGTTATCAAGCTGTCAATAATCAAAGTTATTATTAATTATATGAGTCAACTTATAACATTTGCCCCAACTACCATTTGGAAATCGCAAGTGACAGACCTGAAAGATAGGCTCATAGAGGCCCGAAAAGCTGCAGGCAAAACACAAAAGCAGGTCGTTGATGCCGTGGGCATTTCACAACCCGCATACTCCAACCTTGAACGAGGTAAGGCTTATGGCACCCGCTACACGACTGAGATTGCTCTTTATCTCGGCGTCAACCCTATCTGGTTAGCTACCGGCAAAGGGGTTATGCGCGCTCCCTCCATGGAAGAAATACGCCGCAAAAATTTAGAGCCAATGCTAGAAAAGCATGGCCTGGAAGGTTTACAAGAAAAGCTGCCAGGGCTAGAAAGCCGATTACACTCGATCTTCGTAGAGAAACGAACGATCAGCAGCAGGCTTGCTAGGGCAATTGAGAAAGGGCTAGAGATACCGGTGGGATCACTGGATTACGATGCCACAGAGGAAAAGTTCACCTTCGACAGCAATGTGACCTCTGGCCCCCGAATACAGGGCAGGGTACCGCTAATAAGCTGGGTTCAAGCAGGAGAGTTTTGCGAATCGGTCGATCTATTCGAGCCGGGTGATGCAGAAGATTGGATGCCCTGCCCTGTTAACCACTCAGACCGCACCTACGCTCTACGTGTAAAAGGCGACAGTATGACCAACCCTTATCCAGGTCAGAAGTCTTACCCAGAGGGCACTATTATCTACGTTGACCCCGATGTGGCCGTAACAAATGGTTGCCGCGTAATCGCCAAGTTGGACGGCGAAGTGACATTCAAAACCTATGCCGAGGATATGGGCAGGATTTTTCTTAGGCCAATCAATCCTAGCTATCCGGCTATGGAGATTACAGGTAAGGATGTGTCCATTTGTGGCGTGATTTTAGGCTCTTTTAGCCCTGGCTAATTAGAATTTACTGGGTCCTTTGCTGGACCCAAAGTCCAAATATCTAAAGCCAACCCTGCCGAAGCAACGGCAGAACGTAGCCGCCTCAAGTAACGTACATCCCCGGAATCCCGCAGAATTAACACTACTCCAGCCCGGCGCCTAGTCTGGCCAGCATAGTAAAGTGCCTGGCCAATAGACTCTGCCCATTTAGGGGCAAAATCAAATTCAACTGCATGAGTAGCCGTTAAGCAGTCAACTCTGGTTCGATCTGGCAATACAAACTCGATAACGCCATCTTGCGATGAGCACCATGGCTTTTGATAGTCCAGCTCATTGACAGGAAACCCAAGCAAAACAATGGGCACACCTCCAAGAAGGCTATTCACTTAGACCCTACTGACCTATTGCAGAAACGACAGACTGAAGCTGTTTTCTTAATATTTTCAGCACAGTGTGGACACACTTTAACCGACTGATCACTAGTGGTTAAAACATTAAGCAACCCTAGGGGCCCGAGCACTAACCCGTTAAGAAATCCGAGTACCGGGAAACCCCTCTGCATCCCGATATGCGTACACATCAGCAGGCATACACACCATATCAAGGCAATGATTTGCCACTTGGAAACAAGAAACACCGCGACATCATCCATAACGCACCAGTCTTCTAAATCCTCTTTCTGACCGTCCCGAGCATACCAAAACCTAACCTGCTCACAACTCCCCCCAAAAAAATATAACTATAGTTATTGACTTGTTAAAATAACTAAACTTATTATCTCCGCATATATCAAGGACAGGGCACTCAAATGGACACCGCCAAGCACCTCAGACCACTGGCCCCACGCCAGGCCGAAGCGCTAACCCATCGTGCTCGTGGACTCTCCAATCGAGAGACAGCCCAGGCCATGCAGTGCTCAGTAACGAATGTAAGCAACCTGCTGGCCGAGTGCTTTTACAAACTCCATGCCCGCAACAGCACAGACGCAGTGGCCAAAGCGGTAAAACACGGATTGATTCAATTCGTCCTGCTTGCCTGCGTACTCAGCGGCATCGGTGCCGATGCACAAGACCAATTGCGCACCCGCTTCCAGCGCCGCCCCACAGTTCGAACCATTCGCATCCGCAACAACCGGGAGGGAATCGTATGACCGCCACCGTGTTTGTACATCCAACGGCCATGAGTAAAAACCATATCGACCAGCTGAAACGCCGCATCGATATCGCCAACACCGACCACAAAGCGAACATTCGCTTAGTGCAGCCAAAACCCACTTTTGCACGGCCAACACAAAACAATAACTGGCCCCCATTTGGAGGTGATGCCGCATGAATACTCCAAACTCGACTCACAGTGTCGAAACCTTACTCAAGGTTGCCAACGGAAATTCCGGTGCCAGCAAAGTTGCCGCATTGGTTTTGCTATCCGCCTGGAATAGCAACGATTTCTCGCTCCCTGTCGCGGAACTCTCATTACTCGACGGCGACAACTACCAACACGCCCTCAACGTGATGAATCTGCGCTACCACGGCAGAGAACCGCAAAACGTTATTGCAGACGGCGATAAAAAACTGAATGCCCTCTACCGCGAATGGAATCACCTGGAAATACAGAGGAAGGAAGCAGCGTGAACGACAAAGAATTTTCCCCACCGGATTACAGAGCCCACGCTTTTCTGGAAAAAGGCGTACATCACATGCGCGACCGCGCCGAACAACGCGATAGTGAAAACGGCGAGCGTTCTATGACCAAAACCGTAAATGCTTTTAACGCGCTTTACGAACACCACCTAACCGAGGAAGAAGGCTGGATGTTTATGGTGCTGCTCAAACAGGCCCGCGCAAGCAGCGGCCTATTTGTGGCAGACGATTATGAAGACGGCGCAGCCTATTTCGGCCTAGCCGGCGAAGCCGCCGCAAAAGCCAGGGCAATTTAATGAATGAGTTCAGCCGAATCTTAGATCTGTACGTAGAACTACTGAACAAGGTAAAGCTGCAAGAAATTCAAATTGAGAGTATGCGCGAACAAATCGCCACTCTCTCCGAAACCATCCAGGGTCAAGCCCCACAACAAGAAAATCAGGAGGCAGCGTGAACCAGACAAAACCCTATACCGTCACCCAGGCCGCCCGAATGCTGGGAATGGGCAGGAATAACCTGCTGAAACTTCTCCGTGACAATGGCTTTTTGTATAGCCGTGAACCCATGCGCAATTCACCCACAAAGTGGGCCCTAGAGCAAAAACTCTTAAAGCAAAAGGAAGGCGCATATCTCGTAGGACCGGTAAAAGTGCAGCACATCACCGCACTAGTTACCACTAAAGGCATGGCCTGGATACGTGACATCGTTGAACAAAATACGGCACCTAAAGCCAGCTAAAAATTTAACCGCGCCCAGGCGCATCAGTCAGCTGTAACCGTTAGGGCTGCCGGTACGGGGCCCAATTTTAAAAAAAACTTGGAGCATCCCATGAGCACAAACGTAACCCAGGTATTTGCCGATTTGGACGGCGGAGTATTTATAGAAAAACTAGCCCACATCCTCAGCGATGTTGCCGGCGCCGTAACCGATCACGAAAAAAAGGGTGAGGTAAGTATCAATCTAAAATTATCCAAAATACAAAACAGTGATCAGGTTCAGATTGAGCACACCTTGAAATTCAAAAAGCCGACCATGCGCGGCTCCATTATCCAAGACGACGCCACTTCTACCCCAATGTACGTCGGCACCAAAGGCGCCCTGAGTTTCTACCCCGAAAAGCAGCCACCACTGTTTGAACAAGAGAGTAACGGCAACGTTGCCAAACTTAAAAGCAACGGCTAAGCCTTAAAACCCTTTTCTTAAACCCCAATTTAAACCTAAAAAAGAAACAAGGATTTACCAATGACCATGGATCAAAGTGCAGTAAAGGAAATCAAGGAATCACAGACCACCGCCGAATTGGCAAAGGTAATCGATCAGGCCAAGCTTTCCACTCCAGCAATGGCAGCTCCAAAAGATTTCCAGATTCTAAATCTGGAAAAATATCAGCAGGGCCGCACACGCTATCGCGGGAAAATGGAAACTACATCGCTCGAAGATTTCGAGCAATATTGCATGGACTTTGGTAATGAGAGTGCCAAGTGTTTTGTTGACCCCGAAAGCATGACCGCGCAAACCATTTTCAACTTGGGAACCACCCAAGAACCCGGCCACGCCGACTTTTCTGCAAAATTGCGCCTAATTAAAACCGCTGAATTCAAGGCATTGTTACAACTTAATGGCGATAGAAGCTCGCAAAAAAATATGGCGGAGTTTATGGAGGATTACGCCGACAACATTCTTTGCTATACCGCCGATGGTGAGGCGATCAACACCAGCAAAGCGATTGCCGCAGTGCGTCGCCTCACTATCGAATCCTCACGCAAAGAGGATCACTCCGTTGAAGACTTTAAATCTAGCCGCAGCGCCTTGGAAAATATCGAAGCCCGCAGTGATGAGGGTTTACCGGCAGGATTCAAATTCGAGTGCGTCCCTTACAACGGCCTTGAATCACGCAGCTTTGACCTGCGTCTCTCCATCCTCACTGGTGGCGACGCTCCACGCCTTACCGCCCGCATCAAACGCCTAGAGGCCATACAGGAAGCCATGGGCCGAGAACTACAACAATCTCTCAGCTCAGTGCTGGTTCAGTCCCAAATGAAAACTTATATCGGCGATTTCGCCGCGTAGTTTAGGGCTGCCCACAATATCCAACCGGGCCGCAGGTACTGGGCCCTAATACAGGACCAAGATCCAATGAAACCATACGCCCTATTTTACGGCGCCTACAACCTTGAGATGGGTGGCGTAATAGATTTTAAGCAGTCATACCACACAGAAAAAGAAGCCTTTGAAGTGGCAACACAAGTTGCCAAAAACGATATTTTCACCAGCTGGGTTCAGATATTCGACAAGAAAACAGACACCGCAAAGATTTACAGCGTCGTGGATGGAAAGTTGAAAGAACGGAAAGATAAGACTTGCCCTGCAGGGTTATTCGAAACCGCCCAGCATCAGGCCTGCTGAAAATTAAATACTGACCTAAGCCCGCCCAGTGCGGGCTAAGTGGGTAGAGGATATTGAGGAATAGAGAATGGCCAAGCGTAAACCCCGCAAACCCATGAGCAAGCAGGCACAACACGCCCGCCTGGTAAACCGCTGGCTGCCCGGTTTGGTCCTCACCGCCCGCAGCAGCACCGGCCTGGATACCTATGGCGACCCCATTCTCGACATCAGCCATCGACGCCAAGGTGGCGCCGTTGGCGATATAGCCCGCGCCAAGCTGCAGCACGAAATCCTCAATTGGCAACACCACTGGCTGGTAACGGTTTTTGTTGAGTGCAAAACCCCAAAGGGCGAATTCTATACCGACTCCACCGAGTTCGAATCACGCGGAGTCCGCCTAAACGACTTGGCCGAACTGGTGCGCCCAGAGCTGGACAATATCCAAAACCAAGCCAACCCCAACCACTACAAAGACCACGGCTGGGAGGCGGAGATTCTGCCTAATCGCAAGCAGGAGAAAGGGAGAGCAGCGTGA